ATAGACGACCCGCAAACGGTCGGTTGGGTTCCCAAAGAGCAAAGCGAGATTAAAGCCCCGTTTTCCCTTATTGTTTGGTTCGATTTGCGCAAGGTTTACCCCGGTCAACTCAACAACCGGAATACCGAGGCATTGAAGAACGAAATATTGACCGTCCTAAATGGCGGTTTTTGGCTGAAAGACGGGACGATTGTAATAAACCGGATTTATGAGTTGGCGGAAAACGTGTACCGTGGGTTTACGTTGGACGAAATAGATAATCAATTTTTAATGCACCCGTTCGGCGGTTTTCGCTTTGAGGGTGTATTGTCAGTTAATCAACCTTGTAACATTTAACGATATGGTAACTTTCATTATTTGGGTTTTGGTCGTGGCAACCGTGGCGGCGTTCCTGTTGACCCTGTTAAAAAAGTGGGGCGTTATTGAGTACGTCCAAGTTCACGGCAACGACTTTTTTGTTAAGATGTTCAATTGCGGCTTTTGCTTATCATGGTGGGCGGGGGTTGTTTTGTCCGTCCTGTTTGCTATATGCACCGGGAACCCGGCATTGTTATTGGTTCCGTTTTGTTCAACAGTCATAACCCGCATACTCTTATGAAAACGACAAAGATAGGGGAACGGGCGGTTGTGTTGTACGATAGTATCGACGAATTGCCAATTTTGCGATTTCACGCATATAACAAAATGTTGCTTATCGACGCCGGGGTTGGGTCGGATTTGAACGATTGGGATGCGCATATTGAAAAGGCAATCCGGTTTATCCGAAAGGAAAAGCCGGATTTGGCGGAAAAGGAATTGGATAATTTGCGGCAAAACGTTTATTTCGTCCAATCCGCCATATCGCCAAAGTATTTAGCGTTTGCCTGTTTGGTTAAGTCCGTGGACGGAACCGAATACAACGATATGACGGCGGACGGTTTGCAAAAGGTATTGGATTTATTCGCCGATGCGCCGAACGCCGAGTTGACCGCCCAATTGGAAGCGGTCAAAAAAAAAATAGATGAAGAATTGCAATTGTATTTTCCTAAACTATTCGACGACGCCACGGTTAAAGAGTATTACGACCAATTGAAGCAACGCACGATGTTAATGTTGGATGCGATAATACAGGGGGACGAAAGCGACAAACGGGCGGAAATAGACCATATTACGACGTTGTTGTTGACTTATACAAAACCCCAATCGTTTAGCGGGTCGGATAGCATGGAAATACAATACGACAAGCAGTTTGAAAATATGTGTTTGATGTTGTCCCAACATTTGCACGTAAACCCAAAATCGTTTACCGTATTGGAGTATTACAACGCATTTGAGTACATTAAACAGGCGACAAAGCCAAAGAACCCGAAAGCGGGGCGAAATTAGCCCGTTTCCGGCGTTGTTTGGTCCTGAAGGGTAAATTGTATTACCGAGAAAAGAAAATTGAAATACGGATAAATTTCCCGAAAATAACAAAGTAATAATTGGCGTTATGACAGACAATAACAACCCGATAAAATATAGTGATTTGGTAAAGCCGGATAATTCGATTACCGACCTTATCAACCAATTAGACCAACTTTCCGACGCCTATATGAACACTCTAAAAAACATAAAGAGTGAGGCAATAAGCGTTCGGGCGGCATTGGCGGGCGTATCCGGGGCGACCGAGGACGGGCGCAAAACCATTAAGGGCGCAACAACCGATACCGACCGTTTGACCCGTGCCGCACGGGATTTGGCATTTGCGGAAAGCGAGAACGCAAAGCGGTTGGCAGAATTGAAGCAAGCCCAAAAGGAGGCGAACGAAATAAACAAACTTGTTGTCAAAATCAACCAATCCGCCGAGGGTTCATATAACAGGTTATCGGCGCAATATTCCCTTAACAAAATCTTTCTTAACAATATGACGGTTGAGGAAAGGGAGGCGACCGAGGACGGGCGCAAGTTGGTTGCGGAAACAAAAGCGATATACGAGGAAATGAAGCGGTTGCAGGAAGCGACCGGGAAAACGTCCCTAAACGTCGGTAACTATTCCGACGCCGCAAAAGGTTTGACGACCCAAATAGAGAACCAAACGAAGCAATTAGCATTGTTACGATTGGAGGGTAAGCAAGGAACCGCCGAATATCAGCAATTGAGCAAAGAAACCGCAATATTACGGGATGCGGTCAAGGATGCAACCGACGAGATTACCCGGATGGCGTCCGATACGTCCAATTTGGATGCCGTATTGAGTTTTGCGGCGGGTGCGTCCGGTGGGTTTGCTGCATTTACCGGAGCAATGGAGTTGTTCGGGTCTGAAAGCGAGGAAGTGCAGGAAGCACAAAAGAAATTACAGGCAGCAATAGCCATTACAACCGGGGTTCAAGCCATACAAAACGCAGTACAAAAACAATCCGCAATCATGTTGGGTATTTCCCGGCTACAAATGGCGGCATTGAGCAAAGCGCAAGTTTATAACCGCCTTGTTACCATGCAGGGAACAAAGGCAACGTTGGCGGCTACCATTGCGCAAAAGGCTTTCAATCTGATTGCCGCCGCAAACCCGTATGTTCTTTTGGCATTGGCATTGGTTACGGTTGTAGGGGCTTTAGTTCTGTTTGCCTCTAATACCGACAAATCGGCAAAGAACCAACAAAAACTTAACGAGGCGCAAAAGGTTTGGTTGGATTATCTGGAAACCGAGGCAACCGAAATGAACCGAGTTAGCAACGAACGTGTCGCCCAATTAAACCGGGAATTAAATATTGCCAAAGCCCGCAACGCTTCATTGTCCGAAACCCGAAAGATTGAGGACGAAATATTAGCCGAGCGCACAAAGGCACACAATAAAAGCGTTGGTTTTTACGGTCAAGAATTAGACGATTTGGAAGCGAACCGGGCAAAGTTGAAACAACTAAACGATATGTTGGTACAACTCAATAACGCCAAAGCCCGTGGAGATAAGAAAGTTTATATTGATGTTGATTTAGACGGCAAAATTGATAAAGTCAAGGTTGATGAAGCGATTGAAGCCGTGCAGGGTCAAATAGATAATACCGGGCGGGCGGTTGACATTGCCGTTAATCTGAAAACCGAGGGGGCGGATTTGGACGCCGAAAGAAAGATACAAGCGGCACAACGTCAACAAGAAAACCGGAACAATGCCAAAGCCGAAACCGACATATTACGAAAAGCCGAGGACGCCCGGATTGCTTTAATTAAAAACACGTTCGACCAACAACGAGCGCAACGCCAAGCCGCCAACGCCCGTGCGATTGCTGATATACAATTGCAGTTGAGAACGGAAACCAATTTAACGGTTAAGGCACGCAAAGCGTTGAACGACCAAATTGTTTTATTACGGGAACAATTGGCGGTTGATATGGTAGATATTGCCAACCAACAACGGGCGGCGGAATTGTCCGCACAACGGGCAACACAGGACGCCCAAATTGCATTAATGGCAGAGGGTGCGGAAAAGCAACGGGAACAATTGCGGGTTGAGTATGAAAGGCAAATACAGGACATTAACACCCGGTTAGAAACCGAGCGGGGATTAACTGAAACACAAGTTGCCGAATTGCTTAACCAACAATTACTTTTGCAACAACAATACGCAAAGAGTTTGGGCGAATTGAACGACCAAATTACAATAGACCAAATGCAAGCCGCCGCCGACCGGACGCAATTACAATTAGACGCCGCCCGTGAGGGTTCGCAGGAAGAAATAAATTTGCGCATTCAGTTGTTACAGCAACAACGGGCAATCGAATTGGCACAAAATAGGCAATTAGCCGAGGACGTGCGCCAATCCGAGGCGGATATTAACGCCAAATATGATGCCGAGGTATTGAAGCAAACGACCGAGTTAAACCGACAACGGGCGTTAATGTTATTCGACCAAACACAAGCGTTGGAGGCGTCCGAATTTGATTTAATTCGTAATTCCGAGGAACGCAAAACCCGGTTCCGGTTGGCACAAGAAAAGGCACGTTTGCAAAAGATTTTAGAGTTGAACAAAGCGGCGGGCGTTAAAATGACGGATGCCGAGGTTAAGACAATCGAAAATACCATTGCGAAAATCGACCAAGAAATTGAGAAAAGCAAAGGCGACGAACGGGGTAACGACATATACGGATTGTTTGGGCTGAATTTGGACGACGACCAAAAGGAGGCAATAAGTACGTCCGTTTCCTTTGCTATTGAGCAATTAAATAGTTTTTTGGATGCAAAGGTACAAGCCGCCGACGCCGCCGTTTCCGCCGCCGACAAAGAGGTTGACGCAAGCCAACGCCGATTAGATGCGGAATTAGAGGCACGGGCGAACGGTTACGCCAATAACGTTGCAATGGCACAAAAGGAGTTGGATTTGGCAAAGCGGAACCAAGAAAAGGCGTTGAAAGAGCAACAGAAAGCGCAAAAGGCACAACAGGCAATACAGACAATCCAACAAATCGGAAACCTTGTAACGGCGTCCGCTTTGATTTGGTCGCAATTGGGGTTCCCGTTCGCAATCCCGGCAATCGCTGTTATGTGGGCCTCATTTGCCGCCGCCAAAATTAAAGCCGCACAAATGAGTAAAGCCGCCGAGGGTTCGGAAAGTTACGGGGACGGTACGGTTGAATTGTTGGCGGGCGGTTC